TATTTGGTGAAGAAGAAGGCAAGAGAATGTTCAAGCAAACAGCAAATGAAGTTGTTGCTCAATTAGGTAAAGGTTCTGGAAAAGACTACTGTTCTACAATATCAGTAGCCTATATAGTATATTTACTGTTATGCCTTAAGGATCCAGCATCGTATTATGGAAAGCCACCTGGAGACTCTATTGACATTATCAATATTGCTATTAACGCACAGCAAGCTAATAACGTATTCTTTAAAGGGTTTAGAACACGAATCGATAAGTCTCCTTGGTTTGTTGGAAAATACACAGAAAAAGCTTCTGAAATTAAATTTAATAAAAACATTACAGTTCACTCAGGTCACTCAGAGCGTGAGGCGTGGGAAGGGTATAACGTAATCGTTGTTATCCTTGACGAAATTTCTGGCTTCAGCGTAGAGAATACCACTGGTCATGAGCAAGCAAAGACTGGAAGTCTTATATATGAGATGTACCGTGCTTCTGTAGACTCACGTTTTCCAGACTATGGAAAGGTTATTCTTCTTTCGTTTCCAAGATATAAGAATGATTATATTCAGCAAAGATATGATGACGTTGTGGCGGAAAAAGAAGTTATAACTAGAACTCATCACTTTAAGCTAGACGATCTGCTTCCAGACGGAACAGAAGGCAATGAGTTTGATATAGAGTGGGAAGAGGATCACATCATCTCCTACAAGTATCCTAGAATGTACGCACTAAGAAGGCCTACATGGGAAATAAATCCAACAAGAAGTATAGATGATTTTAAAGTAGCATTTTATAAAAATGCTCCAGATGCTTTAGGGAGATTTGCATGTATGCCTTCTGAAGCAATTGATGCCTTTTTTAAATCAAGGGAGAAGATTGAAAAAGCTTTTAGCAATATGGCTTTAGCCGTAGATAATTTTGGAAGATTTGAAGAGTGGTTTGCACCAGATCCAGATAAAGAATACTTCCTTCACGTAGACCTTGCACAAAAACATGACCATTGTGCAGTTGCTATGGCACATGTTCAAAAGTGGGTTAACGTAAAGGTAACTGATACATACTCTCAGCCAGCACCAATTGTAGAGATAGATGCGGTAAGATACTGGACGCCTACGCCAGACAAATCTGTAGATTTTACTGAAGTTAAAGATTATATTTTGTCTCTTAGGACTAAAGGATTTAAAATAAGAGTTTGTACTTTTGATAGATGGAACTCTCATGATATGATGCAACAATTAAAACAATACGGAATTAACACAGAAACTTTATCTGTAGCCAAAAAACATTATGACGATATGGCTATGGTAGTAGCAGAAGATAGACTTAGTGGACCAGCAATTAAACTTCTGGTAGACGAACTGCTTCAATTAAAAATTATGCGAGATAGAGTTGATCACCCACGAAAAGGATCGAAGGACTTGGCGGATGCAGTTTGCGGTTCTGTTTATAATGCTATAAGCAGAAGTAGACCTCAAAATAACGAAACAATAGATATACACACTTATGATTCTTTAAAGTGGGATAGAGAAGAAGAAGATACAATATCTACAAACATGATAAGGCCTCCAAGGATGCCACAAAACTTATCAGATGTACTAGACGGAATGGAAATAGTATGAGTATATATCAAGAAAAAGCCAAAGAATGTAAATGCTGTGGAAAGCATGTCCCGCTTCCAACAACACTTAAGGAATATGGTGGCGTAATGCTATGTCCTACAAGCTTTGCAAATGTAATAGAGTATAAAAGATTATGGAAGTCTTTAGGGTCCAGGCCAGCTGGAAATATTAGAAAACATTTTTCTGAATATGTGCAGCAAATAGTGGAAACAACCATTGACAAAAATGAAGACGGCACGTTACAATAGACACTTGGCAACAGTAGCCAAGTTGGTTAAGGCCCCGAACTCATAATTCGGCTATCGTAGGTTCAAGTCCTACCTGTTGCACAAAGGAGAAAAATGAAAGAGCCAGATGAAAGCGATGAAAGGTTATCCTATTATCTAGAGATTGGTGCAGTCAGTCTTGAAGGTATGGACGAAAACGGAGAAATGATATATAGCATAACCGAGCTTGCAAAAGACATTGCCCCAGAATTATGGCAATCTCATATAGAATACGTAGATAAATCTCTTATGGAATTATATGAACAGGGTTTAGTTGAAGTAGAATATGATGAAAACTTAGAGGCTACGCTTCACCTTACTGAAGAGGGTAAGAAAATAGCAAAGCTCAGAGGCCTTGTAGAAATGGACTTTAAGGATATTCCAAACGACTAATTGCAGGGTAATTAATTTTTTGATATAATATATTTAGGTCGCCATAAGGGGCCTAAACAAATTAACTTATTCGCTTGAAGGAGGAATAAAATGGTAACACAATTCGCTATGGATCTTTTTAGGGATCCATTTTTTATTGGCTTTAATCGTGAGATTGAAAGAATGGCTAATGTGCACAATGCTGCATCACGCCAATCATATCCACCGTATGATGTATTAAAGCTAGATGATGACACATATCTCGTATCTCTTGCAGTGGCAGGATTCACAAAGGACAATATTACCGTATCCGTAGACAACGGCACCCTTGTAGTATCTGGAGAAATTGTTGAGGTTACAGACGCAGAGGTTTTGCACAAAGGAATCGCTGCTCGTAAATTTACAAGATCTTTTGCCCTTGGAGAATACATGGAAGTGTCTGGCGCATCGTTAAAGGACGGCATGCTTAATATCAACATTAGCCGATTAGTCCCAGAAGATAAAAAGCCAAAGACCATCAAAATCAAATAAATAGTATAATGTAAGTCTGCACCCCGTCACTGGGGAGTCGCAGACTATTCGGGTCGCTACCCGAAGGATGGACCTGAGCACGTCCCGAAACTGCTCATTAAAATTTAAGGAGAGTTATGTTTGAATACAGAGTTAAGCAGGTAACAAAGATAGTGGACGGAGATACTATTGATGTTGACATTGATCTTGGATTCAGCATCTCATATTCTCAAAGACTTAGGTTAGCAGGTATAGATACGCCAGAGTCTAGAACAACAGATAAATTTGAAAAAAGTCTTGGGTTAGAGTCAAAAGAATATCTTAAGTCTAAGTTTAAAGACGCAAAAGATGTAGTTGTAAAAACAGAAAAGCCAGATAGTTCAGAAAAGTATGGGAGAATTCTTGGATGGGTCTATTTAGATGGAAACACAAAATCAGTTAATGAACAGATGATTGAAGATGGATATGCGTGGGGATACATGGGGGAAACTAAAGTCAAAGACTTCTCGGCTTTAGCTGAAAAGAGAAAAAAGAGCGGTAAGTAATGCCTATTTACGAATATAAGTGTGAGTGTTCTCCAGACAATATAGTGTCTAAAGAAAGATCTATAACATCAGTTGAACCTAACTATTTATGTGTAAGTTGTGGTAAAAGATTACAAAGACATTTCACGCCTTTTGGAATACAGTTTAAAGGTAATGGATTTTACAAAACAGATAATGTTAAGTAATTTAAATTAACATTCTGCTATAATTGCTAAGTAGGCAAAGATATTGCATTACTTAGGAGATACCTAGTTGACTAGAAAGTTAAAGTACTTTTTAACCAGCCTTTTTGTAATTGGCTGGCTTTTCCTTTTTAGTCCTAATTTTGCTAATGCCAATGAGCCTCCTGCTCCTGCAGAGCAAGTTGTTGTAAGCCCAGCACAACAAGCAGTTAACACAGCTCTTGCCACCGCAACTACAGAAGTAGCACAAGCAGTGGCAGCATCAGAGACAGCCACTTCTGTAATAGCAACAGCAGTACAGGCAGTTACAGCATCTAATGCCGCAGTAACTGAGGCAACAACGGCTGTGACTGCAGCAACCACAGCAGTGGCGGAAGTATCTAATGTATCTACAGCGGTAGAAACAGCAACGGCAGTTGTTCAAACAATTACTTCAACAATAGCATCCGTTACAGAAGCCGTAGCAGCAATCCCAGTAACAGCCACAACTCAAACACCAGAGGTTGTAGCGGCACAAACAATAGTAACGCAAGCCGTTACTACCATAGATTCTGCGACAGCTACAGTGCTAGCAACAGCAACTCCTTTAATGACAGAAACGCCAACCACAGTTTCTCAGGTGGCCACAGCAATTGCAGTAGAAGTTGCACAATCAGAAACAGCAACCACTTTAATTCAAACAGCACAAACATCTGTAGATACAGCTACGGCTACAGTTGCAACAGCAACCACGGCGGTTGCAGCAGTAACTCCTGCACGGACAGAAGCTCAGACACAATTAACTCAAGCAAACGTAGCAATTAATAACGCTCAAGATGCAGTCAACGCTCTTGCAGCAACTATTGGTACTACTACAAATGTTTTATCTAATGTAGATGATGCTGGTGTTCGCATGAACCTTCCATTTAATTTACAGATGGGCGGAGTCACATATAATAATGTTTACGTAGGATCCAATGCAACCATTACTTTTGGAGTAAACGAAGGTGGAACTTATCATACTACTCCCAATGCACCTTCTATATCTATAGCAGGATACGACTGGACCACATGGAGTAATGGGTCTGGAATTACATACTCAACAACTACTAATACACTGAGCGTTGCCTGGGATCTTAGAGTTTATCCTTTAACTACTGCCGAGACGCAAATGACTCAAGTTAGATTTAATGCGGATGTTAATACTTCAGATGGTGCATGGCAAGCAGACGTTAGCGTAACTGGGCCTATACCAAATGGAGCTAGATTTAATGTAAGAGAATCTGCTGGAGGCGCATTAACTCCTATTGTTAATACAAGCACTACTACAGGATTTACTGGAACAATTAATCAAGGCGCTGCATTTACCCCTACTCCTGATCCAGACAATGCAACAGTACTAGCAGCAATTGATACAGCAAACGCACAAATTGCTACATTAAACTCAGCAATTACAACGGTTGTTGCAACTAATACAGCAAACACAAATACAGTTATTGCACCTATTGCAACTGTTTCTCAAAATACAATTACATCATTAAATAATGCAAGCACAGACTTAACTAATAAAGTAGCGGCAATTGCAACAGTTTCTGTAGCAGTAGAAAAAGTAACTACAGCACCTACAATAGTGGCAGCAGCTCAAACAGTAATTGATGCAGTTCCTGCACCAGCGCCATTGCCAGCCCCTGCACCAGTTGAACCACCCGTAGTCGTGCCACCAGTAGATACTACACCCGTAGTCGTGCCACCAGTAGATACTACACCCGTAGTGGTGCCACCAGTAGATACTACACCCGTAGTCGTGCCACCTGTAGATACCACACCTGTGGAAACAGAACCAGTAGATACCACACCTGTGGAAACAGAACCAATAGACACAGAGCCAGTGGAGACAGAGCCAGTTGATACCACACCTGTGGAAACAGAACCAATAGACACAGAGCCAGTGGAAACAGAGCCAGTTGATACCACACCTGTTGAAACAGAACCAATAGACACAGAGCCAGTGACGGGATCAGAAGAAGATGTAACAAATACAGTTGATGATGCATTGGAAGATGGTAAAATTGATAGTACAGAAGTTGAAGCAATTGCAGAAGCTATGTCTGCAGATGGTGAAATTGATGCAGAAGAAACTAATCAGTTAATTGAAGCATTGGCAGAAGATGGAAAAGTTTCTGTAGCAGATCAAGAAGCAGTATTGGAAGCACTTGCGTCAGATGGTGAAGTTTCACAAGAAGACGTTGCAGCAATTGTTGAATTAGCTAATTCAGATGGTAAATTATCTGAAGCGGAAAAAGATATTGTTGCTGATGCATTAATTCAATCAGTTCCAGAAGGTGAAAATCTTACTAAAGAACAGGTAGCAGAGGCTGGAATTAAATTATCAGATTTACCAGCAAGCACACCAGTTGATGTTAGAACATCTGAAAATGGGGACTCAGTTGTTATTACGGCAGAAGTTGCAGTACAAGTAGAATTAATATCTGATCCAGCAGCCTTTGCACAAGAGTTATTTAATGACCCAGGAGCAGCACTACAGGCCCTTGGAAGCATAGGTGCAGATATGACAGAAGGCGAAAGAGAAGAAGCAACTGAAATGGTTGTAGCAACAGTTGTAGCAGCAGGAGCGGCAATTAACGCCGCAGCAGTTGCCACAGGAGGAGCCACTGGAGGTGGCACAGGAGGCGGAGGAAGTTCTGGGGGAGGCTCATCAGGAGCAAATTCACCAGGTTCAAGAGGAGGAAGAAAATGGTAAGAATAATAAAGAATATCCTAAAAGATATGATAGACCAAGCATGGACCCTTCTTGGTATGTTTATTGCTTGGGTTGTTTTGGACGGAAGTGCTAAGGATATAGTAGGTTATGGCATTATAGCTACTACTGCTCTATGGATAGTCACTAGCCCTATTAGAAATAGAGACTCAGAATAAGGTATAATAGGGGTATGAAAAGAATAATTACTATTGCTTTGTCAGGCCTACTAATGCTATCATTAACTGGATGCGAATCTTTAAATAGATACCGCTATCCTTGTCAGGATCCTGCTAATTGGGAGAAGGCGGAATGCAATCCTCCAATCTGTGAAGCAACAGGAACATGCACTAAAGACGTAATTGGTAAATTATCAACTACAACAACTGAAACAGGTACACCAAATGGCTAAAGAAAGACTAAGTCCACAGGATTTAGATGCTAGATTAAAATTTATTTTAGGAATTACATTAGGCACAATTCTTTTGTGCACATCATTGGGCATTCTATATGCTTTAATTTTCGTAACACAGCCAATTGGCGGACAGTCAGAGAATGATAAGATGTTCTTTAACGTACTTGGTTCTGTTGCAACATTTATTACAGGAACGCTTGCAGGTCTATTGATTGGTCAATCTGGTGCTAAGGATATTATGTCAGCACAGTTGGCAAACAAGGAAATGGATGCAAAGAACACACAAGCAGACAAGAAGCTTGAAGCAGAAATTGATGCAACTGCAGCACGTTTAGCAGCAAAGCCAGACGGAGCGATGCCAGCAGAGCAACCAGTAGATACAGATTGGGATAAAGACTAATGTCAGTAGATGAATTTCCAGTTCCAGCAGAAACAGCAAAGGCTCCTCAAGGAAGCGTTGCTCGTCTTATTCAAATTGCCAAGTCTCAAGTTGGATATATTGAAGGTCCTAAAGACAATGAAACAAAGTATGGAGCATATACGAAGGCTAACTTTCAGCCATGGTGTGGTTCTTTTGTAAACTGGTGTGCTAATGAAGCAGGGGTTAAAATTCCAAACACAGTTTATACTCCAGGTGGTGCGTCAGCATTTAAGAAGGCGGGGGCATGGATTGATGGAGATTTAGCAGATCCAGAGCCAGGAGATATTGCCTATTTTGATTTCCCATCAGATGGCGTCGATAGAATTTCTCACGTAGGAATTGTTATTGAAGACAACGAAGACGGAACAGTCTGGTGTATTGAAGGAAATACTTCTTCAAAGAAATCAGGAAGCCAAAGAAATGGCGGAGAAGCCTGCAAACAACTTCGTGCCTTTAAAAAGAATAAAGCAGGAGTTCAAGTTTCAATCGTAGGATTCGGTAGACCTAAGTTTAAGTCTGGAGCTGCACCAAAGCCAGCTGGATCAAAATCTGCTGGAGTTTGCCCAACTTGCGGTAAATAATAAATGAATATTTATAGAGTTAAATTAGAGGTAGAGGCAGAGGTAGAAGCCTTTGATCAAGATGACGCTCTAGACTATGCTAATGATATATTTGGTGTAGATGATGAAATTAAAAATGTTAAAGTAATTAGTGTTAAGGAGAAATAATGGCTAAAGAAGGATACAAACCAACATCAGGGATGCAGTCTGCCGCCCGTCGTGCTATTAAATTAAAAGAGCAGGGTAAAGCAAAAGGCGCAGGAACTATGGTTGGCTGGACAAGAGCTGGTCAATTAGCAAGAGGAGAAACTCTTAGCTTATCTACAGTTAAACGTATGTATTCTTATTTTTCTCGTCATGAGGTAGATAAAAAAGGTAAAGACTGGGACAACTCAGAAAACCCTTCAAACGGAAAGATTATGTGGTTAGCATGGGGTGGAGACGCAGGATTTTCTTGGTCCCGTAAAATAGTTAATAGGGAGAAAAATATGAAAAAGTCATTAGAAGTACAAGAAGTAATAGAGGAAATTAAAGACATGCTTGAGGATGTAGTTAATCCAGTAGACACAGTCATTGAAATTCCAGAAGACGTTCTTGAAAAGAAATATACAGGATGCGGTTGCGAGACATGCAAAGCAATGGATGTTGCTTGTAAGGATTGCCCAAAGTGCTCAGAAGAAGAAATGAGCAAAAACTATGAGTCTGATAATGAAGACGAAGACAAATGGGATAATATGGAAAAGGCCTGCTGGTCAGGATATAAGCAAGAAGGCATGAAAGAAAAAAATGGCCGAATGGTGCCTAATTGTGTTCCAGTCGAAAAGTCATATAGTAAAGATGAGAAGCCAAAGAAAGAAATTAAAAAGTCCATATGGGATGGTACTTTTCTTAAATAGTCATTGACATAGCCGTAGTGCTTGCTGTATAATATATATCAGTGGGTGCTACGGTTTATGTTTAGGGAATAATGTTGAATTTGACAGAACTTGGTGTAGAAGTATTTATCAAAAAAGCCAAGAATGTAACTCCATATTGGGACAACTATGATCTTGTAATTTGGAAAAAAGACAGCAGTGGATTTACTAACATAAAAGGGATGTTCAGAGAGAACTCCTGGGGAACAGCAGAGCGAATTGCAGTTGCCAACAATGGAATATGGAAGTTGCCCACAAAGTATGTCAAGCATTTTAAATAATTTAGGCATAGATAAAGACGATTTAGATTGGTTCCACCTTGCGATATGCAGGGGCATGGATACAAATTTATTTTATGAAAAGTATGAAGCAGATTCTAATATTGCAAAAAATATTGATGAGATGTGTTTAAGTTGTCCAGTAATGCAAATGTGTTATGAATCTGGGGTAGATGGTAGCGAGTACGGTGTTTGGGGTGGAGTTTATTTAAGTTCTGGATCTATAGATAAATCTAAAAATCTACATAAAGATTCAGAAGCCTGGAAGAAATTAAAGAAAAAAAATGTTTATTAATAAAGATAAAGATCATTTTAAGTATGGAATTAACCAGTGGACTGGTGAACCAAACAAGCCAGTTTTCTATACAGAAGAAATGAAAAAGGCAGTACATCAAGTCAAGAAGCCTTCTATGCTTCTAATGGATATAGTAATGTATCCAGACTTCTTAGCATTAAGACTATATGAAGATAATTTTTTGCAGTTTGAAGGAACCAAAAAAGAAATGGTTATTGATTACGTAACAAAAATCAAGCGCCTGCTTGAGTCATATGGAGTAAGATGCGAGTTGGAGGGCAAGCCTAGTGAAAGAGTACTATGATGTTACACATATTGTCTATATTCATGGAGAAGATTCTCATGGGACAGTTGAAAAGCTTGGTGCATACGCATCGGTTGTTAAATATACAAAAGATGGGGTAGAGTACAGCGAACTTATGGAAAATGATGAATTTACTATAGTAGATGAAATAGTATTTAAACATATTGAGGAATCAAATTAATGGAAAAAATTTTATGTTACAGTTGCAATAAGTCTAAAAATAAATTAGACGCAAAGAAGTCTTCTTTACTTCCTATCAACCTGCTTATTTGCGAGACTTGCATTTCTGCTAAACTAGAACCACGCTGGGTAATAATTTTGGCAGGAAGATCTCAGGGTCCAGATTACGTTAAAGAATTTATTATTAAAAGACGTTATATAGGCAATGAAATTACTGCATCGGAGCTTTTAGTTTAGGTTTAAAACAAGGTATAATTAGTTATACAATGAACATGGATTATACCTCTATCGTAATAGCTATTTCTGCAGCAGTTTTATCTGGCATGGGAACGGCTATTATTGCTGGATTAAAAGAAAATAAAAGAGAAAAAGTCCGTAAGCATGAACGTGAGCAAGATCAACTTAAATTAGAAGTAAAAGATTTAAAAATTGAATTATATAAAATTGAGCGTGAATTGACTGAATGGAAAGATAAGTACTATAATGCTATCCAGGAGCTTATTGGGGTCAAGGCGGAGCTTGAAGAAACGCTGCTTAAACTTACATTTATAGACCATCAGATAGAAGATTTGCAAGGACTGGACAGAGAATTTTAAATTTAGTATACTAGGCATATGACCTGTATAGTAGCCCTTATTAATGAGAACAAGGTTTTTCTAGGCGGAGACGCAGCCGCCTCAGATGATAAATCTGGTTTGATATTTCAGCGTACTGATCCAAAGGTTTTTAAAGTGGGTCAGTTTGGGATAGGTTTTGTAGATTCATTTAGAATGGGTCAGATTCTTCAATATTCTTGGACACCTCCAATTTATAAACCTACAGCAGGATATAGAAATTTAGATAAGTTTTTGCGTACCAGATTTGTTGAATCTATTAAAGAAGCTTTTAAAGAACATGGATATGGTAATCAAAATCCTG